ACTCCTACTTCTACCAGTAGATATGATCAGGTAACAGGACCTAATGCATATTATAATAGACCAGGATATAAGAAACCCACTAAAGGAAAATAATACATAGTTTAGATTTGTAAACACACATGGATTGTTTGATCGCTAATCTTCCTTCTGATGATGTATGATATGACCCTCTACACCTACCTTGCACCCAGTAAAGTCTGTGGTGGGGTGGGTGTTTTTTCTTTGGTTGACATTCCAAAAGATACTGTAATCTTTAAACCAAAGACTTGTATTCAGATTACTGATGTATCACCTCAAATACAGACTTATCTTAAAAAGGTAACTTATTATGATGATAATGGTTATTGGATTGATGATGATCTACAAAGATTAGGTCAACAGTATTACATAAATCATTCACATCATCCGAATGTAAGTTACGAACACAGCACAGGTAAACTATATGCAGTTCGTGATATAATTAAGGATGAAGAACTTACTGATTATTATTTTCCAGGAGAAAGGAATTGGCTTACTTAAATCACAGTTTACCTGATTGGTCTTGTTACATTCGTAATGAGTTTCTGTATAACCATAAGAGTGGTCATGGCGAAGTAACCAAGGCTGATGTCCATAGTGTTGCCAGTATGGAAAAACGTGTTCCATTGTTTGAAGCATTTTTAGAGAATGGTGTCAACTGGACAAGACGACCTCTACATGCGTTCTGCTGGAAACCAGATGCGGTTATTGAACCATTAGAAGACATTATGTACTGGGACTGTTTCAGTCCTTATATTGACGTACAGAGGAGACAGCGACTTGCTGGTTTGCAAGCTGAACTAATCCGACCTGATGGTAAAAAGGTATTAGGTGATTATATGTTCACGTTGGATTGGTCATGGGAAAACAAAAGTGTTCCCGATCTAAATTACTCAGAAACACCAGAACATAAGTGTGCTCACCTGTTTAAGGTAGAGACTGGTAATTATTATGCATATCCCAATAATCGTATTATTTGGTTTGATAATGCATGGACATTTAATCGTATTACAGAAAATCCTGGATTTGAGATTGATGCTACAGTGTATAGTGTAGAGAACAAGAGAAAAATGGAAACATCAGATCATTATATGTACGAAATTGAGCACCTGGAAGAAAATAAATATATCGAATTGCCCGAAGAGGATTAAATGGGAAGGGAACACATGAAAGAGATGTGGAGTTCATCAAATCTCATATCAGATTATTGGTTTAAACCACGAAAAACTGAAGATCCAGAGGAAAGAGTGATTCAAGAAGTTTATGGTGACCCTGCTACCATAAATAAAGTCAAGAAAACTACTGACCAATGGCAATTTCAAGGGGATCAAGAGCATTTAGAGACATAAGTCTATCTTTTGACCCACATCCTGTGACAAAAGACTTGCCAATTTTGAAAAATGCGAGAGCAATCACGCGATCTGTTCAAAATTTAGTGCAGACGATACCTACAGAGAGGTTTTTTCAACCTATTTTAGGTTCTGATGTGCGGGCAAGTCTTTTTGATTTCGTTGATTTTGCCACTGCAGGCGTGATTGAAGAACAAATTATCACTACAATTGATAATTTTGAACCTAGAGTTGCGAATGTGCAAGTTGATGTAGACCCTCAACCAGATAATAACAATTTTAATGTTACTATTTTTTATGATATTGTCGGTCAGGAATTTCCCACTCAAGAATTTTCATTTTTGCTAGAGGCAACAAGGTAATATGCCTTTTACTAAATTTACAAATCTAGATTTTGACCAAATTAGGTCTCAAATCAAAGACTATATCCGTGCAAACTCTACGTTTACAGACTTTGATTTTGAGGGATCTAATTTTTCTATCTTAATTGATACGTTAGCTTATAATACCTACATTACTGCATACAACTCAAACATGATTGTAAACGAATCCTTCTTGGATTCGGCAACTTTGAGAGAAAATGTTGTTTCTTTGGCAAGAAATATCGGTTATGTGCCTCGCTCTAGAAGCGCCGCTAAGGCACGTATTAATCTGGCGGTACAAACTACAAGCACATCACCTACTATGACCCTAGAAGCGGGTCTGGTATGCGTAGGAAGTGTTAATGATAGTCAATTTGTATTTTCAGTTCCAGAGGATGTCACTACAACAATTAATTCTGGAACCGCAAAGTTTGATGACCTTGAAATTTGTCAAGGAACTTACCTGAAAAAACAATTTGTAGTTGATGGATCTTTAGATCAACGCTTTATTTTACAAAATGCTTTTATCGATACCTCTACAATCGTCGTAAAGGTTAAAGGAACTTCCGATTCAGGTGAAGGAAGGGAATATGAACTTGCTCAAAACATTTTAAACCTTAATAAAAACTCTGAAATTTATCTTTTACAAGAAGTTCAAGACGAAAGATACGAACTTCTGTTTGGAGACGGATTTTTTGGTAAAAAATTAGAAAATGGTGCGATTATTACCGTTTCTTACATCACAACAGACGGTATTGATGGAAATGGGGCGAAAAATTTCGCATATTCTGGAAGAGTAACTAACAATCTTGGTAATGTTATAGTTCCAAGTGGTGATGTTACAATTTCTACCACTTCAAAAGCACAAAATGGTGGTGAAATTGAAAGTATTGACTCAATTAAGTACTTTGCTCCAAGAATTTACTCCTCACAGTACCGTGCAGTCACTGCTCGTGATTATGAAGCGATAATTCAGTCAATTTATCCAAACACAGAATCAGTTTCTGTCGTTGGTGGTGAAGAATTGAATCCGCCAGAGTTTGGAAATGTCATTATTAGCATCAAACCCAAAAATGGTGACTTTGTTTCTGATTTTGATAAGCAATCAATCGCTACTAAACTGAAAAATTTCTCTTTATCAGGTATAAATCAAAAAATTGTAGATCTTAAGGTTCTTTTTGTTGAGATTGACTCTGCAATTTACTACAATAATGCAAAAGTTTCAAATGTTAATGATTTAAAATCAAAAGTTTCATCTACACTGAATACTTTTGCAACTGCAAACATTAATCAGTTTGGAGGACGCTTTAAATACAGTAAATTGTGTCAAGCAATTGATAATACCGATAATGCTGTCACTTCTAACATCACTAGAGTAAGAATTAGAAGAAATCTGAAAACTTTACTTAATACTTCTGCACAATATGAACTCTGTTATGGTAATAAGTTCCGCATGGACAAAAATGGGTTTAATATTAAGAGTAGTGGGTTTGGACTTTCTGGAAGGAATGGAACATTCTACTTTACCGATACTCCAGGGGAAAATGGTAAAGGTGTAATTTCTGTTGTTAAAGAACGTAATCAAGATGGTAAATTTGAAGTTGTAATTAAGTCAGCAGGGACAGTTGATTATATAAAAGGAGAAATATTACTGAATACAATTACATTTTCTTCCACTGATAAAGATAATGATATTGTTGAAATTCAAGCAGTTCCTGATTCAAATGATGTGATTGGTTTAAAAGACCTTTATCTCTCTTTCTCGGTTGCTGATAGTGAGATAAATATGATTAAAGATACTATTACATCTGGCGAACAGATCTCTGGCGTCGGTTATAAAGTTACTTCAAGTTACCTAAACGGAGAACTTAAGAGAGGATAAGAATGATACAAACAGGCTTTGAAAGAAGGGTAAAAGTTCAACAAGTAATTGAAAGTCAGTTACCCGAATTTCTTAGATCCGAAAGTCCTAAATCTATTGACTTTCTGAAGCAATATTATATTTCTCAAGAACATCAGAGTGGTGCTGCTGATATTGTTGAGAACTTAGATCAATATCTAAAATTTGATAACCTTACACCAGAGGTTATCACTGGATATACCAGTTTGACCGTTGGTATATCATCTACTGCTGATACTATTCAAGTTTCTACTACTAAGGGTTTTCCTGATGAGTATGGTCTGTTTAGGATCGATGATGAAATTATAACATACACCGGAAAAACTGCCACTTCTTTTACTGGATGTATTCGCGGTTTTAGTGGTATTTCTTCTTATCGCTCTGAACTTGATCCTGAAGAGTTGGTATTTAGTGATACCTCAGAAAAAGTTCATGCTAATGGATCTAACGTACAGAATCTCAGTGCTCTGTTCCTCAAAGAATTTTATAGAAAATTAAAATATTCCTTTGCTCCTGGTCTTGAAGATGTTGATTTTGTAGATAATTTAGACGTAAACAACTTCATTAAAGAAATAAGAAGTTTATATGAATCAAAAGGAACTGAAGATTCTTTTAAAATTCTCTTCAAAGTTCTTTATGGTGTTGATCCGAAGGTAATTGATTTAGAAGATTTTCTCATCAAACCTTCATCAGCAAAGTTTACAAGAAGAGAAGAAGTTGTCGTTGAGAGAGTTTCTGGAGATCCAAACAGATTAGTTGGGCAAACAATTAGAAAATCCACTGATAGTTCTACTCAAGCTTCTGTATCTGAAGTTGAAATTTTTACGCGCTCTGGAATTAACACATATTTCAAACTTGGATTGTTTGTAGGTTTTGATGATAGAGATCTTATTGAGGGAACTTTTAAAGTTCAACCATCTACAAAAGTGGCAAATACGGTAAGTGTTGGCGCTTCTGTGGTGACAGTTGATTCTACAGTTGGATTTGCTCAAACTGGAAAAATTATTTCTGGAAGAAATACTATTGAGTATAAAGATAAAACTGTAAATCAATTTCTTGGATGTAGTGGTATTGGAACTGCCATTACCCCCTCAACAGAACTTAGGACTGATGAAGTTTACATCGGTTTTGAAGATGGTGATATTTCTAAGAAAGTAGAAGTTCGTATTGGTGGAGTTCTTTCCAAATTCAAGGCAACAAATGATATTCTACTCTCAAATGAGGGGCAAGAGATATTTGTCAAAAATATTGGTGAAAAAATTAAAAATCCAGAGGTTAATAAAACCGATAAACAAATATTTGCTAATAGTTGGATTTACAATACAAGTTGTAGATTTGATGTTGAGAGCATCAGTGGATCTACAGTACAATTAAAAAGTGAAATTGATGATTCTAGTCTTAAAGTTGGAGATACTGTTGATATTTTAAATGGAACAACAGAAACTGTTCTTCATGCTAATGCTGTAGTTGCTACAGTCAGCACTAGTAACAAGCAAATTACTCTTAACAACCTTGTAGGGTTTACTGCCAATTCCACGACGATTTATACGATTAGAAGAAAACTTGAAACCGCTACCAGTAGTGGTACTTCATTATTCTATGGTGATGATAACATCACTAGTGATGTTCAAAATGTATACACGGACGATACTCACGCATATGTTGCTTCCAACTCTCTACCCTCATATGACATTACTGAGAGCGTTCTGAGCGCAACCCTTGCGTCTTCTGCTGGAAGTGCCCTTCAGGGATTTGATGCAACAACACAAAAATATAGTATTATCTCTTTTGCATCACCAGTACCGTTCGTAACCGGTGATGAAGTTTTCTATAAAGCATCGTCAGACAC